TTCAGGGACGTAGAGCCTCCCGGTCGTTATATCCTCGGCATAGAAAACGGGTGCTAGCCGCTCACTGCACAATACAACGTGCTTTCCACTCCTTTTTGCTTCCCAAAGAGTCTGGTACTCTCGTCGGGTTACTTCCAAGTCGCGCTGGGTCACGCGATGAGGTTTCACCTTCCTTTTCCCCTTCTCAAGAACTGGGTCACGCCAAAGAGCGTACGGCGAGTTGTGAATGCGACCATATGCTTTTGCATAAGATGCCTCCATTACGACAAACCGCTGGGCCCCTAGTTGCTTCTCTCTCCACGCGAGGTACTCCAGTCCCTTTTCGGAACCTTTCCACTCTGAGAGTCTCACCCCCCGAGCTGCTATTCGGGCAATAGTCAGCTCCAACACAGTTTCATCGGCGAGCTTGTCCCACTCGCGCAGTTGCAGTCCGGACCCCCCCCAACAAGTGGGAATTGTGGTTCCGTATATACCCTCAAGATTGAGTTTCTCTCGTGCCTCCTGTGTGAACAGTTGACAGTCAATATACTCTCCCCATCGGGCGGGTGTCGGGACTTTAACCTGGCCGTTTACGGCACACAGCAGAGAAGGTCTCGGTACAGGTACCGGGACGAGTTTGTTACCTTCCCTCCTGAGGAGTACAGAGTTTACGGTCGCGAAGTGGTGGTTAGTGAGGGTCTTACCCCTGGAAACTACCCCACCCAACGCCGCAACTCCTTCCTCCCACAGCGCGAATTGGTCGAACCCCGTAGCGGAGAACACCGAATCGTCACCGTTGATGCCACAGCCGTCGATGGACTGGAGGAGTTTGAGAGCTTCCTCAGGCTCGCACAAGACGAGTTTGTCGCGGATGTCAATGCGACTGTATATGTACGCCGAGAGCGATGCAATGCACAGGAAAGGGAAAGATAGGACTGAGCCCATCAATTGCCCCCGTCGCTGAGATTCTCCGCTCGTGAATCGGGCCCTAGTGGTCCAGGACAAGGCTTCCGCCTCGCGCTGGTCGGAGATGAGGGCGTGCGTCGGAGTAAGTGGCGAAGAGTTGACCTCCTCACAAAATACCCGGAAACAGGCCTCAAAGAACTCCCCACGGATGTTGTCAGTTGCGGACTCGAGGTCCCCTGATACCAACAATCCCTCTGGAAAAGAAACTTGACGCGCCCAATCCTCCACTTCACGTCCGAAGACGCTCAGGCAGGAAAGTCTTTCTCTAAACGCATCACCAACGCAGGCGTTCACCCACGCAAGCCGAGAGGTGTAGACCGAGTCTATTGTCAC